CAAGACATACTGGTGCTCAACTAGACAACTCAGATTATATCACAGAAGGTATGGAGTATCATCAAGAAGTTTCAGGGTCAATGGCCCATTATCTTGATGCACTTGGAAGAGTTTCTAAAAAGTGATTTTTATATCATAAACAATCAAACTAAAACTTTTTAAAGAGGTAAAAAAAATGCAAATGTTCAATGCGGAGCATCTGCAGGAGAAGTGGTCACCACTCCTTGACTATCAAGGTCTGGACCCAATCAAAGACTCACATCGCAGAATGGTAACTGCGGTTCTCCTGGAGAATCAAGAAAAATTCCTTCGTGAAGAAAGATCATTTCTTTACGAAACCGGAGCACCAACTAGCACAACTGGTTCAACCAGTAACACTGCTGGTTTCTCTGGTGGTGCAACATCAGGTGGTCCAGTTGCAGGTTTTGACCCTGTTCTGATCTCCCTCATCCGTCGTTCAATGCCTAACTTGGTCGCATATGACCTCGCAGGTGTTCAACCAATGAATGGTCCTACAGGACTTATCTTCGCAATGCGTTCACGTTACACCAACCAATCAGGTGCCGAGGCATTCTTTGATGAAGTTGATACTCAGTTCTCTGGTAGAAAGGGTAATCAATCTCAGTATGCTGTTAATCCTACTGTTGAAGCAAACGTAGGTTTTGGTACTACTGCTGCACAATCTGGTAGCAATCCTGGTCTTCTTAGTGCTGGTGGTTCTCAGCAAGATTACAACGTTGGTGGTGGTATGTCCACTGCTGATGCAGAGATTCTTGGTTCCGACTCCGGTGCTTCATTCAATGAGATGGCATTCTCAATTGAGAAAGTCACCGTTACTGCAAAATCCAGAGCACTGAAAGCCGAGTATTCACTTGAGCTTGCACAAGACCTGAAGGCAATTCACGGTCTGAATGCTGAGGCTGAATTAGCAAACATTCTCTCAACAGAGATTCTTGCTGAAATCAACCGTGAAGTTATTCGTACCATCTATAAGACTGCTGAATCTGGTGCTCAGTTCAACGTTGCTAATGCTGGTACTTTTGACCTTGACATTGACTCCAATGGTCGTTGGTCAGTTGAAAAGTTCAAGGGTCTGATTTTCCAAATCGAAAGAGACGCAAACGCAATTGCACAGCGTACTCGTAGAGGAAAGGGTAACATTATTATGTGCTCTTCTGACGTTGCTTCTGCACTCTCAATGGCAGGTCTTCTTGATTATACACCTGCACTCAATGCTAACCTGAACGTTGATGATACTGGCAATACTTTTGCTGGTGTTCTGAACGGTAAGTACAGAGTTTACATTGACCCATATTCAGGTGGTGCTGGTAACCCAGCAACTGGAGCAACTGGTGGTCAGTATTACGTTGTTGGTTATAAGGGTTCTTCACCTTATGACGCAGGACTCTTCTACTGCCCATACGTTCCTCTTCAAATGGTTCGTGCAGTTGGTGAGAACACCTTCCAGCCAAAAATCGGATTCAAGACTCGTTATGGTCTTGTTGCTAATCCATTTGCTGAAGGCAAGTCTGCATCAGCTCCTGAGACCAATCTTGGTCGTATTCAGACCAACTCAAACCGTTACTACAGAAGAGTTCAAGTTAAGAACCTTATGTGATTTCGGTTCACAAATACTGGAGGGTCCAAAAGACCCTCTTTTTTTTATGTCTATAAATAAAAATAAAAATGAGTCCGAGTCCTTGGTCAAAACAAATTAGTAATAGAAATTACTTGTCCCCTGTAGGATTTAAATTTATTTTATCTGAATATCCTAAGGTTGATTTTTTTTCTAATTCATCACAAATACCAGGTATAAATTTAGGAGTTGCAGTTCAATCAAACTATCTGAAAGATATTCCAATTCCTGGTGATAAACTTTCTTATGATGATTTTTCTTTTGAGTTTTTTGTAGATGAAAATTTACAAAATTATTTACAAGTTCACAATTGGATGAGAGGTCTTGGATATCCTCAAAGTGTATCCGAATATCAAGAGTTATTAAATTCAGACGAATTAAATCCAGGTATCCAAGATGCAAACTTTGGACAATCGGATGGCAGTTTAATACTCTATAATAGTAACTACAATCCTATAGCACAAGTAAATTTCAGAGGATTGTTTCCAGTTTCTTTATCTACTTTAGATTTCAATGCTAAAGTACAAGATATTAATTTTGTGACTGCAAATGTCACATTCAAATATACATTATATGACATAGTTGTTTATTAATCTTATGAACCTTGATGAAATTCAAATATTATGGGAAGAAGATTCAAAGATAGACCCAGACAATCTACATCAAGAATCACTTAAAATTCCATCTTTACATTCAAAATATTATAAAATATACAATAACATTATTCTTCTTAAAAAAATGGAGGAGAATAAATATAAAATTTTAAAAAAAGAAAAATGGTTATATTATTCAGGAAAAGCAGAACCAGAAGTATATAAAACCAATCCATTTGACCATAAGGTTTTAAAACCAGACCTAGATAAGTATATGGATGCCGATTCTGATTTAATTAAAGTAATATCAAAAATTGAATACTATCAGATAATGATAAGTTATTTGGATGGAATTTTAAAAACAATATTAAATAGAACTTATCAGATTAAAAATGCCATTGAATATATGAGATTTACTGCGGGATATGACTAATATTATTATTCAAAAAAAGAACGAAATATATTTAAAAGTAGAAACTGAACCCCATATACATCAGGAACTTTTTGACTATTTTACTTTTGAAGTTCCTGGTGCAAAATTTATGCCTCAGTATAGAAGTAAGTATTGGGATGGAAAAATAAGACTCTACAGTAATCATACTGGTGAAATATATATTGGTCTCTTAGACAAACTAGTCTCTTGGGCAAAACGTTATGAATACACAATAGAATTTAAAGATAATAAATTTTATGGTCTTCCATTTGAAGAAAACGAAATGGTTTCTTTGAGTGGTGTTTCCGATTATATGAATAAAATATCAAAACATAAACCAAGAGATTATCAAATTGATGCTGTTTATGATGCTTTAAGGTACAATAGAAAACTTTTAATTTCTCCAACAGCATCTGGAAAATCTTTAATGATTTATACAATCGTAAGATATTTTGTAGATAATAATAAAAATATTTTATTAATTGTTCCAACCACATCATTAGTTGAGCAAATGGTAAAAGATTTTGCAGACTATGGTTGGGATTCAGAAGAATATTGTCATAAAATTTATTCTGGAAAAGAAAAAAATACAGACAAACCAGTAGTAGTTACAACTTGGCAATCTATCTACAATCTCCAAAGGTCTTTTTATGAAAATTTTGATGTAGTAATTGGAGATGAAGCACATCAATTCAAATCAAAGTCTCTTGTGGGCATTATGACAAAGATGGATAATGCAAAATATAGATTTGGATTCACTGGAACTTTAGACGGGTCACAGACCCATAAATGGGTGCTTGAGGGACTTTTTGGACCATCATACAAAGTCACACAAACAAAGGAACTTATTGAAAAAGGTCATCTTTCAAAACTACAGATTAAAATTTTATTATTAAAGCACAATTCTCAACAGTTTAATGAGTATGAAGAAGAAGTTCAATATATTATTGGACACGAAAAAAGAAACAATTTTATTAAAAATCTTGTATTGGATTTAAAGGGAAATAGTCTTGTTCTTTTTAATAGAGTTGAATCTCACGGACAAATTCTTTATGAACTTATAAATAATTCTACTTCAAAGGACAGAAAAGTATTTTTTGTTCACGGTGGAGTTGATACTGAAACAAGAGAAAAAATAAGAGAAATTACAGAAAAAGAAAGTAATGCAATTATTGTTGCATCTTATGGAACTTTCAGTACAGGAATTAATATTAAAAATCTACATAATGTAATTTTTGCTTCACCATCAAAATCTAGAATTCGTAACCTCCAATCAATTGGAAGAGTCCTAAGAAAGGGGGACAATAAAACAAAAGCAACCCTATATGATATTGCTGATGACGCAACATATAAATCAAAAAAGAACTATACTCTTAATCATTTAATTGAAAGAATTAAAATATACAATGAAGAAAAATTTAACTATGAAATTTTACAAATCAATTTTAAAAAATAAATGGAAGA